CAACGAGCGTCTATGGCGGTTAGTCTTTTGCTGTGATGGCCTCAGTTATACCGAACTCAAAAACATGGACCTCTATGAGTTTGCCGAGGCTGAACAAGCGCGGCTGCTGTGGCAGGACGTTTGGAGTAAAAAGAAAACCGAATAGAAGGGAGGGATGACCTGTGGACGAGGCCCGTAGCTTACAGTACAGTATCACAGTAAGCGCAGACACCGGGCAAGCGGAATCGAATATCCGTAGCCTGACAAGTAACTTAGGTGATATGCAGTCCGGACGACACCGAATTACTGTAGGTGCGGACACCGGGCAAGCAGAGAGTGGTATTCGTCGGGTGACAAGCGGCCTTGGAAATGTCCAGTCTGAGGCGACCAGTGTTGGTTCTGCGTTCCGCAGGTCATTCCTCGAAGGAATTGACAATGGGAACAGCTTCGCCTCGTCCTTAAAACAGGGCGTAGGCGGAGCTTTTACCCATGTTAAAAGCACGGTGTCGGACTTCAAAGATAATGTTGTCAACACGGCAAGCAGTATCAAAGAAGGATTCACACACCCCATTACTACGATAAAAACCGGATTGGGAAATGCAATCCAATCTGCTAAAGATAAATTTGTCTCTATGGCCCGAAGTGCAGAAGAAGCCTCCGATTCTACTGATGGGTTAGGCGATGCCGCAGATGACGCGGCAAAAAGCGTTCGGGATGCTGGTGACGCCGCCGATTCCTCTGGTGGAAAATTTGATAAATTCGGAGGGATTCTAAAAGGCGTTGGTGTTGCACTGCTGGCGGCCACTACGGCAGTAGCCGGTTTCGCAATGTCGTCGGTGCAAGTCGGCATGGAGTTCGATTCTTCCATGTCGCAGGTCGCAGCGACTATGGGATATTCCGTCGAGGAGCTGAACACCGTCGGCTCTGAGAAGAATTAAATACGGCGGGGTCCGAGGCGGCTGAGACATATAGCCAGCTACGAAGTTTCGCTATGGAGATGGGCGCGACCACCGCGTTCTCAGCAACAGAAGCATCCAATGCTTTGAATTATATGGCATTGGCTGGCTACGATGCTGAAACCTCTATGGCGATGCTGCCAAACGTGCTGAACCTTGCGGCTGCGGGTGGCATAGATTTGGCCTCAGCCTCGGACATGGTTACAGATGCGCAGTCTGCGTTAGGTCTTACTTTGGACGAAACATCTGTAATGGTAGACCAGATGGCGATGGCTGCGTCTAAATCCAACACAAGTGTTGCACAGTTGGGCGAAGCGTTTCTTACCGTTGGCGGTACTGCAAAGAATCTCGCTGGTGGCACAACCGAGCTATCTACCATGCTTGGTGTTTTAGCTGATAACGGTATTAAAGGTTCAGAGGGCGGCACAGCCCTTCGTAATGTAATCCTATCGCTATCAGCTCCAACAGATACGGCAGCAAAAGCTATCCAGCAACTCGGTCTTGAGGTATTCGATGCCGAGGGTAATATGCGTCCGTTGAATGAGACATTCGGAGACCTGCAAGGTATTCTCGGTACCATGTCTCAACAGGAACAAACCGAAGTTCTCAGCACTATCTTTAACAAGGTTGACCTGAAATCGGTCAACGCCCTTTTGGGAACCAGCGCAGACCGGTTCGGCGAGCTGACGGAGGCCATCGGCAATGCCGATGGTGCGGCGCAGGATATGGCGAATGTCCAGCTGGATAACCTTGAAGGTGATATAACGCTATTCAAGTCTGCGCTCGAAGGGGCGCAGATTGTTTTATCTGACCAGCTTACGCCTACGTTGCGTGAGTTTGTACAGTTCGGGAGCGGTGCGGTTTCTGACCTGTCTACTGCTTTCCAAGAAGGCGGTTTGTCTGGCGCGATGAGTGCGCTCGGCACAATACTGAGTGACGCCCTTGCCATGATTATTGATATGCTGCCGACACTTGTTGACGCTGGTATGCAGCTGCTTGGTGCTCTCGGACAGGGTATTCTCCAAAACCTTCCGACTGTGATTGAAGCAGCGGCGCAGATAATCGTTACGATAGCGACGGGAATAGGCCAGTCCTTACCAGAGCTGATTCCAACGGTTATTGATACCCTGCTCACCGTCGTAGACACGATAATCGCAAACCTGCCACTCATCCTTGATGCTGGGCTCCAAATTCTGCAAGGGCTGGCAGATGGAATTGTAAACGCCTTGCCGGTTTTGATAGGCCGATTGCCCGAAATCATACAAGGTATCATCGGGTTCTTGACTGAGAGCATACCCATGATTCTCGAACAAGGCGTACAGATTTTATCTACACTGGCGCAGGGCATCATTGATTCCATTCCTCTGCTGCTCGAACAGCTACCGCTAATCATCACTGAAATTTGTTCGTTTGTTACGGAGAGTTTGCCCACCATTTTGGAGCAGGGCGTCCAGATGGTCGTCAATCTGGCAATGGGCATCGTAGAGGCGATACCTGAATTGGTGGCACAACTGCCACTGATTATTTCCAGCATCGTCGATACGCTTACCGCAAACCTTCCGCTCATCTTAGAGCAGGGTATGAACCTTGTTATCAATATAGGGACGGGCATTATTTCTGCTCTGCCTGAGCTGATAAGTCAGGTTCCACAGATAATCTCCACCATCGTTTCGGGGATAACCTCGAATCTGCCGCAGATTATTGAGACAGGTATCAACCTGCTTCTTCAATTCGCGTCCGGCATAATCTCGGCGATACCACAGCTTGTAGCGCAGCTACCGCAGATAATCTCGGCAGTAGTCAATGGACTTGCCAGTCTGCCGGGGCAGGTGCTCAACATTGGTGTGAGTATTGTGCAGGGCCTGTGGAATGGCATTTCGTCTATGGGCAGCTGGCTATGGAATCAGATTTCTGGTTGGGCCAGTGGAATCCTCAACAACATTAAAGGCTTCTTCGGGATTCACAGTCCGTCCACCGTGTTTGAGCACGAAGTAGGAAACAACATGGCTTTGGGCGTTGGAAAGGGCTTTGTTGGGACAATGAAGTCTGTTACTGAGGATATGGAAGATTCTATTCCGACCAAGCTCGACGGGCCAGAAATTGACATTCCAGACCCCGATGTTGGGTTCCCGTCTGTCGGTTCGCCTATTGTGCCTGACGTGTCCTATTCTGTTAATCCCGTCATTGGGGACGTGAACACACCCAAAGTGTCTGACGTGTCCTATAATGTAACTCCGATGGTCGGGGACTTCAACCCGCCTGACACCTCTGCTGATGCGATTTATGGCAGTAGCAGCGTTGGCGATGCTGATAGCGCAGACGGTGTATCTGAGCCAAGCAACAGCGGCGCGGCTCCGGTATTTGCGCCGCAGATTTCTATTGTGGTACAGGGTGACGCGGATGAGGAAAAAACCGAAAACCTGCGCAGCACCCTGTATGATACGGTGCGCGAGTTGTTCCGAGAGTTCCGAGAGGAAGAATTGGAACGGCAGACGCTTAAAAATCAATACGCCTACTAATAGGAGGAACACCAAATGAAAAGAATTTTTGCCCTTGTGCTGGCGCTTTTACTGTGCCTGATTACCTTGTCTGCCTGTTCGGAGGCAGACAAGGTAAACACCAACCTGTCCAAGCAAGCTGACTACTTCGAGTGCGAGAGGAAAATCACCGTGTACAATGCACGGACGGACACAATAATCCTCGAAGCAGAGGGGTATATGAGCGTCAGCAACAACTCGGCAAGTGAATTGGTTGTGACGTGCAAAGTCGGCCCGAATGAGTACAAGAAAAACTATATTTACTTAAACGACTACACACTTTACGTCGTGGAGGACATCACAGGAACGCACACCGACCCATATCATTATCAACTCTATTTCCATACTGAGGTACTGCCAACGGTTGAGGCGCGGCCCTGATTTGGAGGTGAGACGATGGCATACACACTTACCGGCAAAAAGGGAGGCACGGTTCGGTTTGTTCCGAATGATACAGGCGTGGTGGAAAAAGAGAGCGAGAGCTATTCAAGCTCCATTACGTCAAATCCCGTAGAGGATGGCGCAGACATCAACGACCATGTGAATAACGCACAGGGTCAGCTCAGTATCTCCGGCACAATCGTCGGTGGCGACAGTGCCATCAGAAAGCTCAAACAGATGCGGGAATCACGGGACATCCTCACCTATATCGGCGTGACCCGCATGACGGGGCTTGTCATCACAAGTCTCAAATTTGACCGTTCGTACAAGAATAAAAATGGCGCGGCGTTCTCTTTAACGCTAAAGCAAATACGGACTACTACATCCGATTACGTTTCTATGGATGGGGAGCAATCCATGACATCGCAAGACGCGGGCAAGAGCAACAACGCACAGCTGGCAAAAACCATGAATGCCGGGATGACTACGATTGCATACCAGTCTGTCAGCTCGGCGAGCGTGAACAGGCGGGACGCTGCCTACTCAGGGGGTAGCAGTTCCGCGCCGCTCACGCGACAGACCGGAGGTTACAACGGTATAGCAATCAGTTAGAAAGGGGGCCGTGAGTATGGCATTGCAGCTGATAGACCTTAATCAAGACGTTGAGTATATCAACATCGACACCGCAAAAGTGCCGTACTCATTCAGCATCAAGCTGGTTGATAAGACCTTTACTTTTACGGTAAAGTACAACGACATTGGCGAGTTTTATACCATAGACCTTTACGACCTCAACGGTGAAGTCCTTGTATTCGGAGAGGTAGTGCGGTATGGCAGAGCTTTGTTCAACGTCGTGGAGGATGAGCGGTTCCCTATTCCGGTCATCATTCCTGTCTGTATAACGGATGATGGGATTTCAGAGGTGACGAAAGACAACTTCGGCAAGGCCGTAAAGCTGTATTTGTTTGAAAGGAAGGTGGCGGAATAATGGCTTTTTGGATAAGGGACGCCGCCCTCACAATCGGTCACAACAAATACTCACTTGCCAATCTGGATTTCTCCTTTGAGATACCGTTTGAGGACAGCGATGAACCACCGGTTGCTACGGTGACAGTAAAGAACTTCTCAGCCAATACGCGGAACAACATCAAGAAGAATGACCCTGTTGTCCTGAACGCCGGGTATGAGGGAGATGTTGGGTGCATCCTCATCGGCAAAGTGGTGGGCTTGAAACACAAGTGGAGCAGCGTAGACTGGACCACCACGCTGACCGTGCAGCCGGGGGCAGACGAGATTCTTGGAAGTCTCATAAATAAGACCTATGCTGAAAACGCCAAAGCATCGGCTATTGTCCGGGACCTGTTGAATATTTTCGGGATGGAGGTTTCAAAATGCGAGTTATCTGTAGACCAAGTTTACCCCCGCGGCAGGGTCTGTCGTGGCAACTTGAAACAGGTGCTGACCGAAATAGTGGTGAACGAATGCAAGAGCCGGTTTATCATTAGGGCGACCGGACAGGTCTATATAACCAAGGCTGATGACGGTATAAACAACGGTGTGGTGCTGACTACCGCGACGGGCCTCCTGCGGGCTGATGAAGAAAAGGTTATTTTCGAGCCTGAATCCAAGTCTGAAAAAGAAACTACTGAGGACGATACCATTTCCCGGTCTTGCCTCCTGAATTATCGGATAGCTACCGCTGAGGTTGTGAAGGTGCAGTCTAATGACCTGAACGGGCGGTTTATTGTGGTGGAGGGCAAGCACTCCGGCAGCAGAACAGGGAGTTGGAAAACGTCGATGGAGCTAAAGCCCTATTAGGAGGTTCGGAAATGTCAAAGCTCAATCAGTACAATTACGAACGGGCCCGCGACCAGAAGCTCGCTGAATCCATTTGCGTTTCGGCTACGGTGCGGGTGATAAAGTTTGATAAAGAAAAGATGACTGTAAATGTGCAGCCGCTCTCGAAGCATTTAGAGAACGGCAGTTTCGAGAGCCAGCCGCCTATTCTCTGCGTCCCTGTCGCGGTTACACGCATAGGGGGGTATATCATCAGGCCGTGGATAAAAGAGGGCGACGTTGGCGTTGTGGTTTATCTTGACCACGATTCAGACGCAACTGTGAGCGGCGGGAAGGAGGCGAGGCCCCAGACCACACGCAACCACTCCACCAGCGATGCTATATTCATAGGTGGCATCGTGTCGGGTGGCTATACCGTTAAGGGCTTGCCAGACGATGCACTGGTTCTTGCGAAAGAGGATGGCAGCAGCTATGTGTCTTTAGAGCAGGACAAAATAGCAATCAAAAACAAGGGAACTACAGCGGAGTTTACCGCAGACAAGATTTCAATGAACACCGGCGAGGTGTCCATAAACGCGAGCGGCGCAATCACGCTGAATGGTTCCTCAATCAATCTCAATTAGGGGGTGCAGTATGGCAGCGGCTACACGGCAAGGCGATTGTTGCACCGGGCATGATTCCTGCGGCGCTGTTCCGCTGACAGGATGCAGCTCGGATGTGCTCATCAACGGCAAGGGCGCGGGACGAGTTGGTGATAGCTATGCCTCTCATGGATGTGTTTCGCACCCTTCTCATTCGGATAAAATCAGTGCGGGCAGTTCCAGTGTGTTCATCAACGGCATTTCCGCTGGACGGGTTGGCGATGCTGTCTCGATAGGCGGCTCAGTCCGAGACGGCAGCGGCAACGTGTTCATAGGAGGATGAAGGATATGAGCGACAATATGACATTGCTGATTGACCCACACACCCACGACTTAGTGTTCGATGAGGACGGGTCGTTCAAGAAAATCTTCGACAAAGACACAACGGTCCAGAATGTCCGTCACGCTCTTTCGACATGGAAAGAGGAATTTTTCGCCGACCTCGAACACGGGACGGATTATGAATCCATTGTTGGAAGGAACCAGAATGAAATCGAGGATGAGGAAATCAAAGAGGTCATCCGCGAGGCGGTTTTTCAGGAGCCAGATGTGCAGCGTATTGACGAAATAGCGGTGAGCTATGACCGTCGAACGCTCATAGTACAGCTCTCTGCGACACTCGTAAATGGCGAATCTATTGCATTGGAGGTGACAGCATAATGGCAAAGATGGCTGATTGGGGGTTGACGGATGCCGGTTTCAGGCGACCCACTTATGCTGAGCTGCTGGATGCGCTTGAACACAAAGCGCGTGAGCTGTTCGGCTCCACCGCAAATATGACGGTGCGCTCTCCGCTGGGGATTTTCCTGCGTATCTACGCTTGGATGCTGAACCTTTTGTTCTCCACATTGGAGGACGTGTACAACAGCCGGTTCATTGATACGGCGGTAGGCCACAGCCTATACAATCTCGGCAGGGTAATCGGTCTACGCCTACTCGGTGCGCAGAAGGCCGTCGGCTATTTGACCTTTTCTGGCGAGGACAACGTAGAGGTGCCGGAGGGGTATCTGGCTGAGACCATTGCGGGTATTCAGTACATCGTGCTCGCCTCTGGCGTAATAAGGGATGGGAGCGTGACAGTTCCCGCCTCGGCGGTTATCGCAGGACCGGACGGCAACACTGCCGAGAACACAATTACGAATATCACGAATCCTAAGACTGGTATTACGAAGGTCACGAATGAAAAGCCATTTGATGGTGGACGCAACACAGAAACCGATGCCGAGTTTAGAGCGCGGTATTATCTCTCCGTTGACTTTGCTGGCGGCGTGAACATTGACGCAATCGTGGCCGAGATTTACGAGAGTGTTGAAGCGGTCATCGCGGTTACGGGTGAGGAAAATGATACGGACGTTACGAACGCCAGCGGTCTCCCGCCCCATTCCTTCGAGATGGTTGTGTATGGCGGACTGGATGAGGAAATAGCCAAAGCGATTTTCAGACGGAAAGCGGCGGGCGTTCAGACTTACGGCAACACGACCGTTGCGGTAGTTAGCACGTCAGGCCAGACCTTTGACATCCATTTCAGCCGCCCAACACCGGTAAAGATTTGGGTGAAGGTGACAAACCTCGTGACCGACCGACACTTCCCGCTGGACGGCATTGAGCAAATCAAGCGAAACCTCGTTTCATACATCGGCGGGAACGCTCGTGGCGGCTTGAACATCGGGCAGTCTGTTATCCAAGTAGCGCTCCCGACAGAGGTTTTGAAGGTGCCCGGTGTTGTGGACTTCGACCTGCAAATCAGCTCTAACGGAGAGACGTTCAGCGATGACAACATTGTGATTGCCGCCCGCCAGAAGGCTGTGACTGAGGAAGGCTCGGTGACGGTATCGTGAAAGAATATTTGACTGAGATGTTGTATGCGCTAACAAGTGCGTACACACGAAAAGACTACGATAACCACAAGCGAGGCTTAGCCATAGAAACAAATATTGGAAAGTTGTTTTCGATATTCGCTTGGGGGCTGGATTCTGTTCAGGAGCAAGCGGAGCTTATCAAGCTGTGGGATGACCTCGACTATGCCAAAGGCTCAGTGCTTGACCGTTACGGCGCGAATTTCGGGGTAGAGCGGTTCGGTGCGACCGATGCGTTTTACCGGCTCACCATCAAGGTCAAGTTGCTGTCACAGCTTTCAGGCGGCGACATCAACACGGTGCTAAATGCGGCAGCGGAGCTGTTTGAAATCCCTGTGGAGAAGATAATGCTGGACGAGGTATTTCCGGCAAAAATTAGCCTCGACGTGAATGAAGCGGACCTGACCGCTGAGACCATCGCCAACGTGGTTGACATTGTTGAGATGATAAAGCGGATTCTCGCCGCTGGCGTGGGCATTATCCCAACCCTGCGGAGCTACCGTAGTTTCGAGAAAACCACGCCCATCACGACTGCGCTTTTTGACCGTAGCCACCTTACATTCGATTTACCGGATGTAAGGCATTCTTCGGCAGAGAACAATTTTGTCGCGTCAGCGGCGTTTGAACGGAGCAGGTTGACCTTCGGGCTGTTTGATGTCCGACGTACTTTTACGGATGCCATTCCAGCAGACGCAGTGCTGTTCGAGCATACGCAGGTCCAAACCGCGCCGGTGCCGCCAGAGCCGCAGACGTTCAAAGGCGTGGACGTGACTGAGTTTGTTCTGTTCGAGTATTCCCGTATCAGCATCACATCATGCTATTGAAGAAAGGAGAGCAAGAAATGCCTACTGCTTACAAAGACGGCAACTATCTAACAGAAAAAGGGAGGGCGCTGATAGCCAAGCTCATGGCGTCGAAAACTCAGATTGAGTTTACCCGTGCCGCTGTCGGCTCTGGAACAGTGCCTGACGGAAAAGCCCCGAAGGACATGACCGACCTCGCAGAATGGCGAGCGCCGGGTATGATTTCGGAAATCAGTACGCCAGTGGCGGGTGAGGCCCAAATCGTCTTTCAAGTGTTCAGCCGGGATGTCGAAGTCGGTTTCTTAGCGTCCGAGGGCGCTATCTGGGCGATGGACCCCGACGAGGGTGAAATCCTCTATACCTACATCGTGATTGCCGAGAGCCCCGAATGGATTCGGGCGGCGAGCGACCCCGTGCAGAAGTTCGCGGAGTTCACCTGCATCAACATCGTGGATGCCGTCGAGGTGGATGTGACGGTCATCAACCCGGAGGCAATCGCCACGATGGACGTGATGAAAGCTCGCTTTGCCGCTTTCACGGAGTTGTCAAGTGCGGAGACGCCGGGGGAAAATACCCGTGTGCATCTCCGTGTGCTGGAACAGGTGGAAGATTGGTATGAGAATCAAACCAACGAAACCGGTGAATAAAAGAAAGGAGCAAGTAAATCATGGGTAAATTGCGTGATAGGGTCATCGCAGAGCAGCGTGTCTATGAGGACCCTAAACACCCCGAAACGAGTAACTACGATGAGGTCTTTCCCCGAACGGTTACTCCTGCTGTCGTTGACCCCAAGACCGGTGAGAAACTGGACAAGACGGTTGCCCGTATCGGAAAGACAGCGGATGACGCGCTGAAAGCGGCAAAGGCCGCGCAAAAGACAGCAGATAAGGCATTGTCTACCGCAGAGCTTGCGAAGTCCACAGCGGACGGCGCAGCGGAGGCTATCGCCGCTGTCCAGAATACCATCTCAGCCACGCCTTCGCAGTCCGGCAGTCTGGCTTACACCGGCACCCGCCAGAAACCGACGTGGAACAACTACCCCGTTGAGATGCTGGTAATCACCTACGGCAGCGGCAAGGTATCTGAGGCTGATTTTACCGGCGAGGTAAACGCCGGAATCTACAAGGCGTATGCCACGCCAAAGGAGGGTTACACATGGGGCGATAAATCCCGTACTGAACGTGAGTTGACGTGGAGCATTCAGCGAGCCACAATCGCCGAAGTCCCCAGCGTTAAAACGCCGCTGGTCTATACGGGAAGTGCTCAGACCCCGGAATGGCTGAACCTTAACACCAATCAGCTTACCAAGACGGAGACGGCGCGGACCGATGCCGGAGATTACAGCAGTTCTTTCGCTCCGACTGCGAACTTCCAGTGGCCTGATGGGACGACCGCAGCCAAGACTGTCGCATGGAGCATCGCCAAGGCTACGCTCGCGGTTCCCACCCAGAGCGGAAGCCTGACCTACAACGGACAGGCGCAGTCGCCTACGCTGAGCAATTATGATGCCAACAAGATGACACTGGGTGGGGACACCTCCGGCACTGCCGCAAAGAGCTATGCGGCTACGATAACGCCGAAAGCGAACTTCCAGTGGCCTGACGGTTCGACCTCCGCAAAGTCGGTTCCGTGGAGCATTGGCAAAGCCGCGAACACACTGACTATTAGTCCCACGAAAATCACGATTGGCGCTCCCGGTGAGACCGCAGTTCTCTCTGCCTCGCAGACAGGCGACGGAGAAATTTCTGCAACGTCCAGTAACACCAGCGTTGCCACGGTGAGCAAGTCCGGGAATTACTTCGTGGTGACAGGCAAGGCTGTCGGCTCTGCGACAATCACGGTAAAGGTTGCCGAGGGCGCGAATTATCTGGCTCCCGCCAACAAGTCCTGCGCCGTGACCGTAGAGGCCCCGAAGATTTACGGTGCAAGCTGGGATGGAACCAGCACGACCAAGTGGACCCGCACCGATGCGGCGGCTGGCTTTACCGACCCCGTGCCCGCAGTTAATAACGGTAATGGTAGCTCTCCCTTTGACAGCATCCAGCCGTGGGCTGGTATGGTAAAGAGCAACCGCACCGGCGGTGTGATGGTAGCCATTCCGAAGTTTTGGTATAAGATTACTCAGAATGGCGCGGGTATGAAAATCCAGATTGCCAATAAAGAAACCTCTGGATTCTCCGTCTCCCCAGCTCACATGAACCGGGGCGATGGAAAAGGTGAGCGCGATGTGGTCTACATCGGACGCTATCATTGCCACACCAGCGATTATAAGAGCAAGACAGGAGGCAAGCCAAAAGCCAGTATCACTCGCTCTGCGGCGCGTACCGCTATCCACAACCTCGGCTCAAATATCTGGCAGATGGACTTCGCCATGCGCTTTACCATTTGGCTGCTCTACATCGTAGAGTTTGCCGACTGGAACTCTCAGGCAAAAATCGGCTACGGCTGCGGTAACAACAGCGGGACTGAAAATATGGGCTACACGGATTCTATGTCGTACCATACCGGTACAACAAAAAGCTCCCGCACCACCTATGGCTGCGGTACGCAGTACCGTAACATTGAGGGCTTGTGGGATAACGTGCTTGACTGGATGGACGGCTGCTACTACAACAGCAACGGCATGAATGTCATTCTGAACCCGAACAGTTTCAGCGATAGCTCTGGTGGTGTTCTAATTGGTAAGCCGACGAGCGGTTGG